ACTGCATGTTCCAGTCGTAGAGCCGCCGCATCGACGGGACCGTCATGTTGTCGTCCCACGCCTTCACGACCGATCGGAAGGTGACGTTGAAGCCGAGCGCCATGATGTTGGATGCGGTGGGGGTGACGTTGGGGCTCTCAGAGACCTCGCCCTCGCTCTGAACCGGCAGCGCGGTTTCGTCGTCGGCGAAGCGGCGCGCGGTCTCGACGATCGCCATGATCTCCGACACCTTGTTCGGGATGTCGAAGACCTCGAATGCCGTGCCGGCCGCAGCGCCCTTCTTGCGATACCAGATCTTGCGCGGCGTGACCTCCCACACCCCGTTGGCAGGCTCGATGCTGTCGCGGTCCACCACCATCTGCGGCCCGGTCGACAGCCCGGCGTTGTCCATGCACATGCGCCACGCGGCGTTCATGGCCGCTTGGCTGTCTTCCATGATGTCGGGGATGCCGTAGCCGAAGATCGACGCCTCGGACGCCTCGAACGGCACCACCGAGTATAGCGACTCTTGGCTGTCGAGCGGATATTCCGGGGCGATCTTCAACAGCTCACCGTCGCAGAAGTAGCAGATGACCTTCATCTCGACGAGCGGGTCGGCTTGGGCGGCATATTGAACCGCACCCTCATAATCGCCGGTCGCGTTAAGCATCGTGACGATCTCGTCGCATTCCAGCGGGCCGTGATATTCCCATCCGATGTAGCGCCCGCGTAGCAGCTCGGTATTGCCATCGATCGAACGCAGATTGGCGAGATAGCTCATACCCGCATCATTCATCGTGCGGTCGCGAGCCTTCTCTTCGAGTAGGCGACGCACTGCGGCGGGGTTGAAGCCGCGCTCCTTCACCAGCCGGCGCAGATCCTTCTTGGTCCAGATGTGTCGCTCAAGCTCGAACTCTTCCTCGCCCTTCTTGCGCGCGGACATATCCGGAAAATAGCTCCACGGATCGACGCGCTTGAACACGGGCTTGGGGTCGGTCTCGCGCACATAGACGTGGCTACCGTCATCCTGCGGCGACCACTTGCCCCGCGTCGAGTCACTGGCCAGCGGCCCCTTGATGATGCCGGTGCCAAGCCGCACCATATCGAAGATCGCATCGCGCCCCTCGGCACCATAGCCGCATTCGACAAGCTGATCGTCCATGACGTCCTGCATGGCATCGGCGCGTTTCTTCGCTTCCTTGATCTGGTCGGCGAGATCCTGCGCGGCCTGGGCGTGATCGTCGGCGGCACCAGCCGCTTGCGCCGCACCGGCCGCCGCCGTCTGCGCGCCAGCATCATCGCCCTGCTGTTGCGCGCTCGCCGCCTGTTGCTGCTGCTCGTTGGCCTGGGCTACCAGCGCTTCGGCCTTCTCGACGACGCTCTTGGCCGCGCTGGTCAGGCTCGGCACGGGTGTCGGCTGGATGCCATAGTTCCGATCGTCGGTTGGGAAGATCAGGCTCTCCATGCGCCCCTTCCACGAATTGGTCTTCTTGCGCGTGACCTTGATGAAGGCGCGGCTCTTTTTCGCGTCCTTCAGGTCTTGCTCGGTCTCGGGATCGTATTGCCCGTGGAATTGACGGAGCGCCTTCAACCAGCGCTGCTCGATCGTGGCGCGCTGGCTTACCTGCTGCTCGGCCAAGGTCGATAGGCGGCTGACGATGATGCGAAGATCGTCGTAGATCTTTTCCATGTTGCCAGGCGCCGCGACTGGCGGCGCGTCATCGCCGCCGATCTGCATGACGGGCGTATCGGCCTGCGTGCCGGCAAGCACGATCGCGTCATGCGACGTGGTGTTCATCAGCGCCGGCAGTGCCATCGTGTCGCCCCTCAATAACCCATGCGGCTGTCGCCACCGGCAAACCCGCCATTTACCATCATCTGCGCCGGCTTCGGGATCGCAATCGCGCGCCCGGTTCGCACATAGTAGCGCATATCGTCCATCAAGTGATCGTTCTTCTTGATGATGTGGCCTTTCTCGTCACGCCGATAGAGGCGGTATTCGTTGAGCGTGTTGACGAGGTGCGCCATGATCTTGAGCCGCCCGGTAGCCAGCATCGCCCAGGTGTCGTAGATGCCCGCCTCGCGCGCGTTGTCGGCTACGACAAGGTTAAGACCGAGCTCCTGATAGGTCGCCATCAGTTGCTCGCCATCCTTCTGCGAACGTCCGCGTCCTGCCGGATCGATCGCACCGGGGATCCACTTTCCGCGCGCCTTGATCGCTTCGGCATGGACGCTCGGGACTTCCTGCCCCTTGTAGTATTCGCTGTAGAGGTACGAGACGCCCGTCTCCGGGTCCTCGGCACCCCACAGCGCGGCAGTACGGTTCCAGCCCACGTCGAGCGTGTACGCGCGCTTCCAGAACGCCGGGAGCGGCATCATCGGAACGACGATCTCGCTTTCCGGGATCGGGTAGATTGCCCCGGCGCCAAGCGACGGCGTTCCCTTCGAGCGCGCATCGCGCAGATAGAGCGGCGTGCGCTCAAGAAGCTGGCGCTTCGTGTCCTCGTCGAGGTGCGGCACGTCGTCCCATCCGGCGGTTATCAGATATGCGCTCTCGCTGATCTCGGGCATGATGCCCTATTGAACCTTGAGCTTCACGTTCCAAACGATCACGCTGCTCGCGCCATCTCCAACATTTCCCGGAGCATCCACGCCCCCGTTGGGGATCATGTTGATTACGCCTTGAATGTTGGTCGCGCTCGCATCGGAAACAAATAGGATCGTTCCGACCGATATTCGCACGGTCTGTTTGTCGAGCTGCCGGACGTCGACGGTCGGACGCGTCAGCCGGAGCCCGCCATAGTTGTTCGGGATGCCTACTGCTTTTGCGCTGTCGAGGCTGATCGCCACCGCGCAAGAGTCATACGAGCTGAACAATTGAAATCCGGCGACCAGATCGCGCGTGCCTACACCCCTCTTTGCATCGAACGTGAGGATGTATTTCTTGCCCGATGCTGTCGCCATTGGCGAAGTAACGAGCAGATGATTTCCGGTCGAGGTGCTTTCGACCAGCTTGGTCGCGTTGTTGGGGATGCCGTTCGGGTCTGCAACGACTGTTGCGGTTCCCCCGGCCGCAGACATCGCCGCAGGGGTTACCGAGGTGCTAACCACCGCCCCGCGGCTGTTCGATAGAAAAGGAAGAAGCGGCCCGCTGACGCGCCCATCGTCGGTAGCATAGGATGGATCGTAAGTGTCGGGATCAATTCCGAGGAAGAAATTGTCGGGGACTTGGTATGTCCCTTGCCCGGCATAGGCGCCAAACCATAGCCAGCCGCGAAAGACATCAGGGTTGCCCTCGACGAAATCAAGCAATTCGCGGGTTGCGCGATAGCACGTCGCGTTGTTGCCTGCCCCGGTTTCGCCAAGGATGCCGATGTTGCCGGTGGCGCGCGCCCATTTGACATATTGTGTCAGGTGGAAAACGGCATCGCCGACAATGCAGCTCTGCTGCGTTCCGCCCGACCCGTCCATATAGACATGTGGCGCGAACACGAGGTTCTTTGCCGGATCCACCAATGACGACATCGCCTCGGCATTGCCGTTCAAGTTCCAATCGGTTGCAGCGTAATTGTCGATCAGAATGGGATTGAGCGCGCCGGTTGCCCTGATGGCGTTGATGCACGCTTGGGCAGTAGCGGCCCACGCACCCGCGCCGCCGGTTGGCTGCTGCACGCCACCCGGTTCGTTCTGTAGTTCGAATATCACATGCGAGTTGTTCTTAAAGCGATCCGCGATCAGCTTCCAGAATGCGGCGAAGATTGCATTGCTGACGCGGGCATCTTGCCCAACGATGGCTCGAACCGATTGATCGGCGTCCGCCTGCGTGGTGTCATAGAGCAGGTAATCGTGGATGTCGATAATCGCCCAAGCGCCACGCCCCGTGACATAGCCGATCGCGTCAATCATCTGCGCCAGGTTGTTCGCGTCGAGAGGCTGACCAAATGGTGATCCGCTCGGCCCTGCCTTTTGCAGGCAATTCCACTTGGTCCCAAAGCGGAAGAGGTTGAAACCACGGGCGATGAAATAATCCATGCCGATGCGCGTCGGCCACGTCGAGGCGTTTACTGATCGATCGCTACCGACCAAGTGAATGCCGCGAAGCCCGGTCGGGAGAACTGCCTTGGGAGCGATGCCGCCGACCTGTCCGGCGCCGCTCAACGCGACATCGACACGATCCGATATCTCCTGCACGCGTGCGACTGCTGCGGCGATCTCCGGCGAAGGAGGCGGCGTCGGGAGCAGAAGATCTGCCCCCGACGTGTACGACAGCCCTGCCGACTGGATGATCTGCAAGGCCTCATCATCGACGGTGATGACCTGATTGACCGCGAATGGACGCACGACACCATTGATGCCAATGCTGACCGTGCTGCCGACACGGCCGACAGGCAAGATGCGTATCGCGGTCGCCATTACGGCCGAGCCATCTGCCGAAGGGCGGCGATCGCCGTCGACGCCATGCGCGGCGCCACATAGTTCACGCCCAACGCCGGCGTGCCGAGCTTCAGATGGATCGCGTCGGAGTACATGTTGCTCGCGAGCTGGGCGCCTGGGGTGAACAGCGGGCTCGGGTCGTTGAACAGGTCGATCAGCGCCATGCGCTTGCTGTCCATGCTCGCCGTGAACGCTGCGGTGAATGCCGCATTGTGCGCCGTGTCGACGACATAAGCTGGGGCCATGAAGCCCGTGAACGCGAGAATGATCGCGTTGGGCTGGTCGAGCATGGCCCTCTGGGTGATGGCCGTCCAGTTCGCCTGAATAGTAGCCGGGGACTGATTGTAGTCGTTGAGCGAAGGATAGAAGACCATGAGTTCCACCGGGCCCGGTCGAGCGAGATCGCCCGCATTGGCCCGGTCCAAGAGCGTCTTGTTGAACGCGGGATCCGTCTTGACCGCTCCCTGCCCGCCGACACCGCTTTTGATGAGGCGCATCCCCATCATATCGGCTAGGATCGGGAACAGATCGATGCGCGATGCAATCGGACTCATCCAATAGCCTTGGCAATAGCTGTCGGCCGGTGCGACGAACATGGTCGGCTGTGCTAGGATCGCCGCCGGCGCCCATACGCGATCTCCCGACGCGACCACGACACCGCCCCAGGCATAACCGATACCATAGGCTTCCACGGTTCGGATGGCACGGCTACCGAGATCGACCTTCAGATATCGCGGCAGATAATCGCCAGTCGACGTCCAGTCGTAATAGGTCCGCGCGCCCGTCACCATGTCGGTAAAGCGGAACCGGAAGGTGCCCGGCGCCGAGGACAGTAGCACCTCGAAGGCCTGAGCGTCCGTGGAAAAGGCAATGCCTTCCCCGGTGCCGCCGGCGTTCTGATCGTAAGCGCCGTTGGACGAGGTGCTGTTGATGCGGAACGGAGCGCCCAGCGCCGTGTGCGGGACCGTTGGCCCGCCGAGCATCGGGACGGACGCGCTGGCCGCCGCAGCGGTGACATACGGATAAGCCTGACCGGTAACCAGCGTGGGAGCGGCATAGCCATTGGCAGCGGTAATGGTTGGGGCTGTCGCCGTACCAACCGGGATCGGCGACGCAGCAGCAGCGAGGATGCGCTGCGCGATCACAACAGGACTTACCGATTGCGAGGCGGCCAACTCTTGAGCGAACGTCGAATTACCCATTGGTGAAGCTCCTGATGACATAGCCGCCGAGCGCGTTCTGGACATATCCGCCCGAAGCGTTGAGAACGCCACCCGAAACGGGTGTGAACGAGATGCCGCCGGCGATGATCGCATCGACCTCGGCAGGCGTGGGTGTGAATGGCACGCCGGTCGAAAGATACCGCACGATGCCATTGATACCGATCGGCACGCGTCGGCCATAGGCGGCCGACGAGATGACGATCATGCCATCGGGAATGATTGCGTCCGCCAACGGTATGCCAGCGCTCGACAGCGCCGTCACTTCGCCATCGGATGCAACATAGTCGACATCGACAGGGACGAAGGTTACGGCTCCATTGGCGCCTACCGGGACGCGCCGACCGAACCGAGCGTTGTCGGCGGGAATGTGGATCGTCTGCGACATCAGTTGGTGCTCTCTTCATAGATGGCATAGCTGACCTTGCAGCGCTGCGCCGCTGCCAAGCCTCCACCACCCCCACCGATCACCACGCCACCGGTCTGCCCTGGCACCAGCGTCGACATGATGACGTTCGGCGTTGGCCCGCCGCCGGTATAGACGGTGCCACTGTCGGCGACAGTGCCGCCGGCTAATGCCGTACCCGACACGGCGTAGCGGAACACCGTGGTCGAGGCGCCACCTCCCAGCATCCGATTGACCGGGGCGCTGGTTGTGGCTGGCACTGTCGTCGGGTTCGCATACGTCGTCCACTCGGCCGGAGTCGCGCCATTGGCCTGATTGCACTCGAACATCCGCATGGTGACGAAGACGTTGACGCCGGATCCGGTCGGATTGCTGATCGTCGCGTTGAGGAAGCTGCCCGCCGCCACTGACTGCATCGCGGTCGACATGATGTATGCGCGGCCAGCGCGCACCGCCTCTTCCTCGGCGGTATGGACAGGCCCGTTGACGAACAGGAGGTTCGGCGTTGCCTGCGCGAACCCAATCGCCGACATCGTGCCCGACGTATAGGCGGTGACGCGCAGCCGCATCCGATTGCCGCCGGTGACGACGCGATACTCGCGCGCGATGACACCGCCAGCCAGCGTGATCGCGTTGGTGCCGATCGAGCCGACGCCGCTCTTGAACAGGAGGCGCCCGCCCGGCGTCGTGCATGTTGCCTCGACGCAGCCCTCAGCGACCACGGTGCCGATGAAGTTGGTCGACGACAGCACCCACAACCCGGAAGACGCACCGTTCAACGGCACCTCCACCGTCTGCCCGAGCCCGGCCAGCGTCCCCGACACGGACAAGGTGGGCGTTGCACCCGTGGTGGTGGCCAGCGCATCGAGCTTCGGCGCCAGCGCATTGACCGCCGTCGTGGTGCTGCCCTGCGACGTGTTGAGCGTGTCCAGCTTGGCTAGCTCGGTGGTCTGGTTGGCGAGCGTCGCGAGCGTGTTCAGCGTCGTCGCCACCGTCGCCAGCCGGGCGTTGGTGGTTCCGGCTGCGGGGGCGGTAGTGTCGCCAGCGCGATCGCGGATGGCCTGCTCGGCAGCGATCTGTGCCGCCTGATTGGCTGCGGTCGCATCGCTGGTCGACGTGCTGGCGCCGCCAGCGCCGACCGGGGCGGGATTGACGAGTTGCGCGGCGAGCGGCGCGGCGACGAGCGCAAGGGCGAGGATCAGCTTCTTCATGTCAGCGCCCCGTGCGGCAGATGTAGCGGTGGCCCGTGGTCGCCGCCGAAACTTTGACCTGGCCGGATGGCACGACGCCAGCAAGGAACGACATCGAACCGCCCGCGCCGATCTCGGTCACGCCCGTCGTCGCTGGTTCGCTGGGCCCGAACCCGACCAACAGCGGCTCGGTGGCGGTGATGGGGTTCTCGATCACCAGCCACGCCCGCGCCGCATCGCCGGGTGTCGCGATCTGTGAGACGCCGCCAGCAGCGATCGTGCCCGAGCACGGGATGCCATCGCCTGTCCGAACGATCTGCTGCGCGAATGATGGGGTCGGACACACGAGCGTCACGACCGCAAGAGCAAGGACGAGACGCTTCATGGCTTCCCCTTTACGACGTCGCCGGCCTCATCTCTGCCGGAAGGAACTGTTGGACAACCTCGCTGATACCTTCCAGCGGGGTAAATGTCAGCATCAATATCCCCTTCGTCGTGGCCAAGCGGATAAGCTGCTCGCTCCACACATCGATCGGCGGTTCCTCGTCGTCCCAAATGACGTGCTGCGCCACACCCTCGAACGCGCCGCGGCCCTGCTGGTAGCTCTTGAGCCCCAGCTTCGACCAGCCGCCAGACGCATGGCGGATCTTGATTGTGTCGATCAGGTCGGCCACGCCCTGCTTCCAGCCGAGATCGCCGAGCCCCAGCCCGATCTTCTCGCGCGGGATGATGCCCGAGCCGTCGACCACCTTGCGCGGCCCGTCGAACGTGATGTCGCCGAGCAGGACGTTCTGCACGATGTCGCGCGTGGTCTCGTTGGTCTTGCCGCACGCCCAGGCACGCACCGGATGCCGGAAGCGCTTGCCCTCCCACCACTTCGGGTAGTCACCGGTTAGGTGGCAGGCCATCTCGTACCCGCCCATGCCGAACGTCTTGCCGACGCGATTGGCGGCCATGGCGCAGCGCTCGCGCCAGCCGGCGCCGACACGGAAGAATTCGAGGTGCTTGGGGTAGAGGTGACGGGCGAAGTAGATGCTGTCGCCGACGACGCGCGTCTCGTCGGGGAACATATTGCGGAACTTGCCGAACCGTTCGGCCTGCTTGTCCTGCTCGACCAGCTCGAGCATGGGCATGATCTGCTCATCGGTGAAGAGCGCGGCGATCTCGTCAGGCGAGAGACCGGCCGCGCTCTTCGATAGTATCGCGTCTCGGAGAGGCGCGAGTAGCATCAGTCCGCGATGCCTCGCCGAGCGACCGCCGAGCCGAGTTGAGCACTCGCGTTGCGCGCATCGGCATCGGCAAAGCTGGTCACGCCCTTGGGCAGCTCGCGAAACGTCGCCGTGGTGCCGTCCGTCAGCGTGAACGCCTGCTTGGTGTTGGCGGGCACGAACGTCCGCGTGCCGGAATGGCCGTAGCTTTCCACGGTATCGGTGGTGTGGCTGTAGTTGGTGTTCGCCTGAACCTCGACGGGCCAGTCATGCGTCTCGACGGTGACGATGGTTGTCATGGGGTCTTGCTCCTGTTGCCGGATAGCGCCGGCTCGCATCAGATTGTCAGGACGATTGCCACCGCCCACCAGCACAGCTTGCACCAGAGGTGGATGGCCTGATCCTGATTGAACGTCAGCCGCCCTTGGCATTTGGCATCATCGGTCACCCAATGCACCGCAGCTTCGGCGAGCGCGAGCCACCATATCCCGGTGACGAGCGCCACCATGGCGCCATGGATCGCGACGTGCGCGCCAAGCGCCTGATACCAGGGCACGCCGGATATGGGTGCGGCGCGGCTCTTGGCGCGCGAGAGGAAATCACCCTGCAACGGATAGTCGCAGAGTGCGTGGCCGCCGACGAGCAGAACGGCCATCATGCCGAAGCCGATCATATCGGATCTCCCAACCCGTTGATCGGCACGAGCTGATGCGTCGGTTTGCGCCCCATCGGCTCGCCCTCGGTCGGCCAGCCCAGCTTGGCGATGACGTCCAGCGCCATGCCCTCGCCTTCCTCGCAGCCGCGGCGCAATACCTCGTCGCGCGTGATCGGCGGCTCGGCCGCGTCGGCAGGCTCATAGGTGGCGGCGAACACGTCGGGCTTGCACGGGTAGATTTCACCCTTCACGCCTCGGATGATCCAGTCGCCGGGGCTGGCGGCGTGCTGCCCTTCGAGCGTCCCGATGACGAGCATGGGCTTGTCGTCGGCGAAAGGCGCTTCGACCCATGCACTGCCAGCGCTGCCTTCCGGCCCGCCGAACGCTTCGGCCAACCAGTCGGGCAGCGTGTCGTGGCTGAACGTCGCCATGCCGTCGACGATGCCGCGAAAGCACACCGCTTGGATGGTCACCGGCTTCTTGCGCCAAGCGAACGGCAGCGGGTCAGGAGTGGCGTCGACAGTGTCGACGGCAGTGTCGATAGGAGGCACGCCGGCCGATGCGATGTCCGCCGCCGTCTGCTTCTCGTCGATGTACGCAGCGAGCGCGGCGGGCGTGGACAGCTTCTCGTCCTCGACGTCCTTGTCGGGGATCTCGATGTGGAAGTGTTCCTCGATCGTCATGGCGAGCTCGAGCCGGTCGAGGCTGTCGAGGTCGAGGTATTGCACGCCGTCGACCAACAGGTTGACGCGCGCCCCTAGGTTGGCGTCATCCTGCACGTCGGCAGCGGGGATGCCGCACGCATCGCCGATCAGGGCTTTCAGGCGGTCGAGGGTCGTCATGGTCGGGGTCTCCTGAAAAAGTGCATCAATGCGTTGATCATTCAGTTTCATTGCATCACCGGTCGAACTTGCCGCCTGCCTGTTCGAGCTGGAACCGGCGCAATGTCTCGCCCGGTGTCTCACCCGGCTTCATGGCGCAGCCGGTGCCGGTAACGCCGCCCTTCCACGAGCCGCGCTGGTTGCCGACTTCCTCATGGAACTTGATGGCGATCAGGTCTTGCACGCGCCGGCGGGTGACGCGGCCGAACACGCGGTATGTGTCGGTGCGCCGCTCGCGCTCGACGGTGGTGCGGACGTGCTGCGCCTCGCCGCCGCGCGTCATGTAGTGGAAGGTGTATTCCTCGCTCCACGGGAGCGGGCCGAGCTCGGCGTTGTGCTCGTCGGTGTAGTAGTCGCGCGGCTGGATGTCTTGGCTGTGCCATTCGCCGGCCACGTCCATATACTCGGGCTGATAGTCCCCGCGCTGACGGTTCCAGCCCCACGGCATCGAGAACGACGCGCGGCGATGGTTCCAGGCCAGCGATCCATGCCCGGTCGAGCCGCCCCAATCTTGGCCCCATCGAAAGCTGAAGCCATATTCGCGGCTGTCATGATACCAGCTTCCGTCAGGCTGGCGGCGCGCGCCGTCCATGCTGTCGCCAGCGTTCTTCAGCCGGAAGCGATGCGGGATGCGGATGAAGGCCTGAACGCCGGGCACGGCGATGTGCAGGTTCTTCCGGTCGAGCGTCAGCGCGATCAGCTTGGCACCGAAGCTGATCTCGCCCCAGCTTGTGCGGAGCGATCGATCACGCTTCGACCAATGGCCCATGTACGCGCCACGCGGCACGCCGAGCAGGCGCAACCACCACGGCACCCTGCGCTCGGCATAAGCACAGCGCGCGATGTCCTCGGCGTTGCTGCGGCGCTGGCGGTCGGGCTGCTCCCGCTCCCATGCGTCCTTGTCGAACGGCTTGTTCCACACCTCGTAGGCGCGAAGCATGACAGGATCGAGCGAGGCCCAATTGCCGCGGAACTGGATGGCGCGATCGTCGATGGTCAGGAACGCAGGCGGCTTCTCATGGGCAAATGTGCACAGGAAGACGGGGACGCCATTGCGGGACGTGCGCTGTGCCACCCATTCATCCCACCAGCGGCCGAGCGCCTGCTTCATCGCCTCGACACCCTCGTCGGTCTTGGACCGTGACGAATAGATGGTCAGCGTGAACAGATCCTGCGCCTTCAGCGCCCAGTCGAAGAAGCCGGGCGTGGCCGTCCCATAAATCACGCCACCCTGCCATCCATTCTCATACGAATGGATCACGCCGTCGAAGTCGATGCAGAGGATTGGCTTGCTCATGGTGCGCCCTTCTCATCTCGGCCCACAGACGGAGCCGTTGCCATAGCGGCGCGCGCTTGGCGCCGAACATCAGAATGCGCGCCCAGCTTGTTGGTGGCCGGGTGCGCTGGATCCTCACTCGCAGGCCGTGTTGGTGCGCCCGCCTTCATCCCACCGGCGCACATAAATCGCATTCCCGTCGCCGATCTGGTAGCAGGATAGGTCGATGCCGTCCGCCGTCACCTCGGCGACCGTGCGCCCATAGCGATCCGTCTTGAGCCGCGTGATCTCGATGTTGCCGCGGTCGACGCCCTGGCGCAGGTGATCGCGCGAGGCGAACGGATCGCCGGGCACGCACGCGCGGCCGACGCGGCAATGGCCGGGCATCTCGGGAGCGTCGATGCCGTTGAGGCGAATGCGCTCGCCGTCGCAGTTGAGCGTGTCGCCGTCGACCGTGCGGCAGGACGCGGCTCGTTCAGCGACGTCGACGTGCGGACGATGCAGATACCCTGCCGCCGCGCTCGCGCTGATCGCGAGCATTCCTGCCATCACCAGCCGCATCGTCATTTCCCTTCGAGTGCTTTCGTTGCGATGTCGCGGATAGTCACGGCGACCGGACCCGTCTTTTCGCCCAAGGCCACAACAATGTCTTCGAGCGCCTTGCGAGCGACCGCGCCTCGTGCGCGATACGCCGCCTGACGCTCCTTGTTGGACAGTCCCATGGCCCGTGAGTAACAGCCGTTACTACGCGGCGCAACCGTTACTACCTATTGGACGCCCTTGGGGGCCGACTGCGCGCCCGGCGGATCCTTCGCCTCAAGCGCCTTCGAGATCAGCTCGGCGAACATCGTGCGGCGCTCGTCGGCCGACACCTCATCGAGCGGGCGCGTCACCTTCACGTTGCGCTCGTTAGTCAGTGCGCCGCCCACCTCTTCGGCCGCCTGGCGCAGTGTGGCGTTGGCGAGCACACGATTGCCGGCGGCGCGCGCCTTCTCGTAGCTCTGCTGTAGCTGCTGAAGCCGGTAGCCTTGGTTGGCGATCGGCACCGCCGATACCTCGGTGATGTAGCGCTGCCGCTCGTCCTCGAATACCTTGCGCCACTTCTCGCCCGCCTCGAACGCATAGAGGCGCGTCGGATCGTAGGTCGCGATCTGGTTGGGCTTCACGTCGATGCCCTCGGCCCCGAAGGCTTTGCTGATCTCCGTCAGCGTCTCGAATTGAGCCAGTGCAATGACGATGCGGAGTTTTTGAGCTTCGGTCAGATCGGCCATGGTTCCAGCTTTTCGGGGCTATGCACGGGTTTCGTGCGGTTTTTCGGCATAAAAGTCCATGGGATCGATCCGCTGGCCGTCTCGCATGATGCCTATGCCGAGCGAGCGCGCATCCTGCATCGCTTGGGCTTCGCCTCCATCCGCAGCGGGTGCGAGGGCGGCTTTATCCTTCGTCAGCAGCGAGCACGCGAATGCAACGCAGGCCATCTCGATGGCCGTCACCACGTCTTGACGTAAAACTATCACCGACGCCACGCATCCGAGAACCGTCGACAGAGCCATCATCCGACGAAATGTTCGCGTGCTACTCACCACCATTCTCCCTCGCGAGAAGCACGTCGCGGACGCGGAGGCCGAGTGGGCGGGTCAACCTCCAAAGCGTTTCACTGCGCGATACCCGGCGTTCGACAACGCCCATATCTTCAAGCCGGATCATGTCGTCGTATCGGTTTGACGCCTTTCGCCACAGATCGCCATAGCCGCGCGCAGCAATCATCCGAGGCGCATTCGCTGCTCGGGGAACAGGAAGCTGTACCACCACAAGCGCGTGCGCCTTCGTCAGTCCGTCCGCAATCGCCTCCGCGTCGCTCATGCCGACTGCTCCCCGTCCGTGGTGGCGCGGGCTCGGGCGCGTAGGGCGGCGACGCATAGGGCGAGCGCGGGGGTTGCGGCATAGACCCGCGCGGCACCGGCAACCCATGCAGATGCCCGGACGTGCGGCGCTAGAACGCCGGGATCGCTGTAGCCCTCTGCCCGCCATATTTCGCCAGCCGAATTAGCATCGCCGGGGATCAGCGTCATCGCGGCGTCGAAAGAACGAGTGTATCGCAGCACTTGGGGATTGCCGAAACCGCCCACACCGTCGCCGCTGAAATAGCCAGTCACCGATCCACGCGCGACCTGCCAGTCATCGGCAGCAATGCCGACCGCCTTGGCAATCGCGAGGTCAAGCGGCATTTCGTCCGCGCGATTGTCCGATGACTGTCGCGGGTCATATGACTCCACGCGCGCGGCCAACGCTTCCAGTTCACTGCTCATTGTCGCCTCCTTGGCGGGGTGGGTGGGGTAATCACCACACGCCGTCTTCCGAACGATCGTCGATGAACGACGGGCGCAGCGGGGCCATGAAGGCGTCCCAGGCACGAGCGAACGCGGCGGCAATCTTCTTCATGGCTTCTTCTCCGGTTCGGGTTGGCGGTGTTTGCACCAGCCGCGGGCCCCGCATTTGAAGCATGGCGCGTCGGGCAAGCCGCTCGGCTTTCCTTCTGCCTTGTCGCGGTGATCGACGCCCCGGCTCATTGGCTGGTCATCGGCACGGGATCGGCATAGCGAGCATCGCCGACACGCCAGCGCTCTTCCCTCATACGAAGCTGGGCCGCGCGCGGCGAAATGTAGCCGTTGCGGCTCATGTTGAACCACATGAACAGGATGCGCTTTTGTGGGCGATAGGTGCCGTCGCGCTGGATGATCCGATATTGGGTCACTTGTCTTCACTCCTGTCGAGAGTCTTGCCGTCAGTCTTGCCCCATCTCACGCCACCCATGACTGCCTGAGCGCGGAGCACGCTGGGCGGGATCCATTGCTTCATCGTGCCGGGGCATTCGGTGCACGGGACGGTAGTGGGTGCGGCTCCGTCACGGGCGTGTCGCTCATCGCGCGCCGAGCAGCGCTGGCAGGCGTAGAACGTGCGGCCTTGGTGCCATGGCGGACTCACGACACTACCCGCAGGCAGGTGCCGCACGCCGCCGATATGCTGGCCTGGGCAATCTCGGGCCCATCGATCGCCGCGTCGACCAGCGCTTGCACCATCGACGCGCGCGCGCCGTAGCGCCGCACCACGCCGACGAACTGCTCGACGTCGTGTCCAGCCATCGCCCACAACGGTTCGCCGGTTTCCTTGGCGAACATCGGCGAGCCGAAGGCGTCACGCTTGGGCGCGGCATGGTATAGCTCGTGCTCGACCAGAGCCATGAAGCTGGCATCGTCCATCTCGGCCGCCGCTGGCGCGTAGAGCGTGATAAGGAAATCGGGCAACTCGTCGTCGAACCATTGGCCGATCTGTTGCGCGGCGCGGCCGGCGCTCC